TTTCTATGCAAGTCTGCATAAGGTAATATAGTTCCCCACGAATACTCTGTGGTTGTATCTATAATCTCAACTAAAGGATTTACATCAGACGTCGCTCTCTTTAGGTTACTAAAGAAAGTCTTGTGCTTCTTTGTTGCTTCATGGTTACCATCATAAATGATAGTAGGTATGGTTACATCTTTGATAAAATCAAAGTAAAGTGTAATCTCGTCCATAGAAGGAACACGGTCAAATAAGTCTCCACCAATAATGTGCATACTGATATCTTCATCTTTTTCTAGCTCATGAATAGCTTCGAAAAACAACTTGTATCTAGTACATGCCCATGCCATTGGTACATTCTTTTGACCTAATTTAATATGCCAGTCTGCTGTAAATAATATCACGCTACGAAGTCATCTCCTGGCTGCCATGAGCAACCTGTAAGTCCACCAGCTTTTAAAGCATGTAGTGTTCTTAGTATTTCTTCTGCGTTTCTACCTGTGTCAAGTGCATTGACAGAGTAGTGTTGAATCCTATGTTCATCATCAAGAATAAAAGTAGCTCTGTAAGGAACTCCTTCACTAAAGTTATAAACACCTAATTCTTTAGCAAGTTCACTACCAGCATCGCAACACAAAGGGTGTTGAATGTCTTTGATAATATCATTGCTTTCTTTCCAAGCCAATTTACAAAATTCATTGTCAGGACTAAATCCTAGAACATCAGCATCGCCCAGCAGTCTATCCATGTCGGCTATTTCTGTTGGGCAAATAAATGTAAAGTCTTTTGGATAAAAATAAACTACAGTCCACATCTTTTCCTGCAGGACATCTATATCAATAATTGTATTATCAATATCACATGCCGATGCTGAAAACTCTGGGAATATATCACCTATTGTATATCTCATAAAACTCTCCTAGCTAATTTTAAATTCTGAGTCAACATCTGAGGGTGCTTCTGCGCCATCAGCTGGTTGGGTTACTCTCTGCAATAGCTCTAATTGAGCATCTGCTGTCGGTCTTGGTAAGACATCGTCCATAGAACGCAAGTCAGCAATCTTAGCTGTCTCGGCATCTGTTAGAGGTCTTGGTTTGCACTTAAGTGCTTGGAGTCTGTACTCTACATTGAAAGCCATCGGTCCTGTTTTAACTCTTTGAAAACAAACATCCCACCCTGTTTCAGGGTCGGTTGGGTCGCCTAAATCTTCTGCGGCAACCATTACTTGTTCCATGAGTTTCTTCTTTAGATTAACAACTTTTACATTGCCATCTGCTGGGTCAATAGCTTGAATTGCATATGCCCAACCACATTTTAAATCAGGAAAGAACTCTCTTACGTAGTCTTTATCCTTGTTATTAAATGTTTCTGTATTACGGTCATAGGCTAGACACTCCATAGGAATGTTCTTACCATTTTCACCCTTAATCCAGTAAACGTATCTCGGCAGTATATCACCTACTAGACGGAACTTGTTGTCCCCTTCTTTGTATGTGTACTGGTCGATCTTATCTTTTTGGGCTCCGCCCTTAGTTTGATTAAATTTTATTGCCATTTGTTTCTCCATTTAGCGTTATCTTCAAATAGAAAGTGTACTAGACCATTCTCTATCCAAAGCAATCTGTTGCGATTTACTATCGTTGTCGTGACAGGCAAATGTATCAACTCTAGTGTTGTTTGGCCTGTTCGGTTGTAATTAAAATAATTTCGGTACGAAGCTACTGCGATATACTCGGCAGCTTCTTTATTGCTATAATTTCTTCGCTCTGCAAGTAGTTGTCTCGGATTTAGTAAGAAACTATCACCGACAAAACTTTTCCCAAAATACTTATAGGTCTTGTCTTTTCTACTAGCAGGAATTCTCTTATAAGTTAATAAATGAATGACAGTAAGTATTGAAGTTGAATCTCCATTGGTCTCACTATTTATCTTTTCCCAATTATATTTTATCATATATTATAACAATTTTTTAAACCCATGTCAAGTAGTATTTTTCGGAGGTCCTTATAAGGTTGATATTTCATAACCCTGCTTGAGGTAGTAGCCTAGTCGTAGACTAGCCTGTCTCTTTGCGGTCTTTCCAATTAAATTAATGTCTACTACTACAGGTTGTTGTTTTCCTTCGTAATCTCTAATTATTCTTCCAATGAGCTGTGTAAGTAACGGCTCATTATTTACTGGTGTTGCGAGTATCAAACAGCTTAGAATGTTTAAGGATATACCCTCAGAGAATATAGACTGTGTCCCATACAGGACGTCTTTGTCTTCAAAAATCTGTGCTATTATGTCTGCTCTATCTTCGTGATGGATTTTTCCAGTCACACAAACTGCGTTATCACCAGTGAGTTCCGCGCAGTTCCTGAGGAAGTCTACTCTATCAGATACCACTAACACTTTATGACCTTTGGCGGCGTACGATGACGCAGCCATTGCCACAGAATGTTGGTACTCTGGGTTGTAAGCTAACTCATTAATTCTGTTTGCCCAAGGTATACCATTTCCGTCCATAAATCTTATCGCTATCGGTAGGATATGAACTTTAGGCATCATAAAGTTTTCCTTGGGTGGTTTCATTACATTGTTTCCAAAGTAATCTCGAAACACTACATGTCTACCATCTTTTCTTTGTAGTGTGCCTGTAAGTCCAATCTTATGTCTAGCACAGTTCTTATCTACTATTCTAGAAAATGACCTTGCACTTACGTGATGCATTTCATCTAGTATAAGAGTGCCAAACTCTTGTCGTATCTCTGGAATCTTTCTATACAAACTCTGTATGTTCCCAACTACGACTGGACTATCTAATTCAAATTTACCACTACCTATAATTCCAGGCGTGATATTAAAAACTTTCTTTACTTCATCTTCCCACTGCTTTCTTAGAGCTAATGTATGGGTTATCACTAGGGTTTTCTGACCTAGCTTCTCAGCTATTGCAAGACCTGTAAATGTCTTACCCCAACTTACCCAAGCGTTAATTATGCCGCCGTCTCCAATCTCGTCATATACTGACTGTTGGCTTGGTCTTAATGTCATATTAAACTTGGGGAAGTCTACTGGCTTTAGTACTCTCTTATCTACTATTTCGTGGTCTGCGGGGATTAGGTCTATTCTGCCCACCGGTATAGCAACTAATCCCTGTCTTATCAATGCCATGTTTTTTATAATGAGTGGTGGGTCACCGAATTTGAATGACGGTATGGCATACGTCAGTTCATCGTCAATCTTTTTCTGTTGCGCAGGCAATACTTCTAGATATATTCTATCACTTATAACTGCTTTCATGTGTATAACTTAGTGCTCCAAGGGTTTACTGCTATAGATACTCTATGCCCTGTAAACTCCTCGACATAATGTTCTAGTCCTGGCTTAAATAATACTAATCTATTTACTTTTGGTTTTACTGTTATACCATTCATAAATACTAACTCTCCACCTTTTAGGTTTTCTATCTCTAAATAGAATACTGTTGAGCACTGAGGAAATCTACTTATACCTTTCTTTAAGTAAGCTACTTCATCTTTGTCTTGGTGAGCATCATTAGGTTTAGTATTAACATGAGTCCAGTACTCATAGCCTATAGTGTTATCTAATTCAAATAACTTTTTAGCAAAGTGTCCTAGTGTATGACACATAAAAGCATTGGGGTGGTCTTCATTGTTCGCAAAGAAACCCTCTCCTTCTTTAGACGCATAGCCACTAACAAAAGGTTCTTTACTTCTGTTGATTGTCTTGCTAAAATTACTTAACTGGTGGTTAGCAAAAACACCATCTATTATATGTATCATTACCAGTTATGCACTATGTTAGCCATAATAAGAGTAGCACATACTAAGTTTATCAATACTATTATTGAGCGTAGTATTGCTATAGCATTTTCGTTTCTTTCATTATAGCCCTCATCTTTGTTGAATGAACCGAGTGAGTGTTTCCATATTATCCAAAATCTTTTCATGCTTCTTTATCTATGTCCCACATAATTCTTACACCACTTCTTGTTCTATTTAAAAATAGTTTGTATTTAGACTGTTCTTCTTTCCACTCTGCTAACCACTTGTGTCCATCTCTTTCTGCATCAACAAATACGGCATTAGTAATTACTATAGGTATAATTATTGATGAGTGTACTATTATACTATTTACAATACTATAGTTAACAAAACCTAGATAATATATGGCAATCATTCCAAAGAATAAACTCCATATAGTAAACAATACTAACATAAAGTATGCTTGTAAACTAGGGTCAGGTACATATTTTAATGGATTGTACCTTATATCCATTACGTATCTCCAGCTATTAACAACCCACATAGTTGTTCTTCTGAATAAATTTGGTTTTATCATATCTTTCTCCATGAATCTT